AAGCCGAAAAGGAAACTAACGATTATATAAAATCAGTTAGAGCAAAAAACAACGGGCGTATTCCAATGCGAAGCTACGAACACCAAGAAATGTCTTTTATGAACACTAACGCATATAATAATTACTAACATGAGTCCAACACCACAAGAAATAAAGTTCTTACTAGAAGAATTTGAAATCATGCTTAAAGAGGGTCGTTCACAATTTAATACAGTTTTAATAGCTAACCTAAAAGAAAAACTACAAGAATATGAAGGAAATATCTAAAGCAATGCGTGATGAGCTACGCAAGCCATTACCAGATGAAGCAATATCACAACACCCTACAAAAACATTCCTATCGTCAATCAAAGCCATTTATGTAACTGAACGCTTGAATGATGTATTTGGAGTAGGGTCATGGAGAACTAAAGTAGATTCAGTAGCAACGCAAACAACGACAGATAAAATGGGTGACATGGTTGTTGTAAAGACAACATTTGAAATCCCTGCTTATGGAATATACTACGAATGTTACGGAGGTAACGACAACAAAGACCTCGGAGACGCTTACAAGGGTGCTACAACAGACGCAATTACTAAAGTTGGCTCATTCCTTGAAATAGGTATTGACGTATTCAAGGGTAAGTCAAACAAAAAACAAATTAACAAAACAACTACTGACGATTCAGTACCATTCTAAAAACATGATTAAAAAATACAAATCTTTTACAATCTTTAAACGCAAAGAAGTTACCAGTGATAAAGCACCAGGATATGACGCATTAACAAGCTACCAGAACCCAGACGGAACATACGAAAAAAGTATTAACATGGGTGGTGTTTGGCTACGAGATGGTAAAGACGGTTCTAAATTCTTTTCAGGTAAACTATCAGACACACGAACACACGAGGGCAATACTTATCCAGGATTTGTTATCGTAAACGAAGTAGAGCTAAACAAAATTATTCAACTAGCGGAAGCAATGCAACAGAAATTAAGTTCACCGCTTGGCGATTCTTACCCTACAGAAGTAGAAAAAGGTGTTCCAGTAGTTAGTAACATTGAACTTAACCCAGAAGATATTCCTTTTTAGTATATGTATTTCATCTTAGGAATCATATTATGTATTTTATTTATGAGATTAAGTAATAATTAACTATGCAACTACGAGAACTTATTATTGCGGTTAAAGAAAAAAACTTGTCTAAAGACCAACTAGAGGATTACAGGGACCAAATGTCTAGCTTATTTGCACAGATGCAACTCGAAATTTCGGACCTAGAGAAAGAAGAAGCATTGTTTTTAGAACACCAGCAAAATGCACAGGACAGACCTTCTGTAGCCAAAAGCAAGATAAACTGGAAAGCCACAGAAAGCGGACAAAGAGAAATAGAATTAAAACGATACTGTCTAGCTACAAAAGAGATGTTAAATTCACTCAAGAGCAGACTTTATTCGATTTACTAGATACAGGAAACACATATATGAATAAGATTAAAGGTTATGGAATTGATAAACATGGAAACATGATTGATATTAATTCTAAAGATTTCAGAATCAATGAATATGAAAGCATTGTAGTTGAAGAACACCTAACATTTGAAGAAGTTAAAAAACTTTACCCTAATTATGGCAAATCAACGAACACAACGCATAAAATCCATAAAATCAAAAGTAGAAACTATTTGGGCAAATCCTAAATCTCACTCACTTGAGAATCACTACAAGTTTATGCGTATGATTCTACAGAAGGAATATCCTAAGAGCTTTGAAAACATTTCACCCGATACTATTGAAATCATCCTACAGGAAATGGTGTACCTTGACAGGTTCCTGAGACGTAAACGCGAAGGAAGGCAAGACAACCTAAAACAGAAACTATCTAATCAATTTAAGAAAGAACTATGAATAAAAAACCTAAAAACAAAAAATACATTTCGATTTCAGTATATGCCAATGCAGAACAAGGAGAGCTAATCAAACGCAAGCTAGGCAGGGATGCAACCAGTAAGGATTTTGTAGATGCACTGGTAGAAAAGTTATCCACAGTTTAGTACAAGATACATTGTACAATGTAGTTAAGTGATATATAATAAATTCAGTGAGAAGCTAACAAACTCACCATAACAATATGGAAAACAAAGCAGAATGGAAAGACGAAATTTACACCGTAGAAACAGAATCGCCTTTTTGGAAATACGCAGTACCTACATTTCTAGTACTGGCACTTATTTACTTTATTAGCCGAGCTTTTTAACAACTATGTCAGCGAATAACATACTCATCATAAAAAAAGTAGACGACCGATTTGAGATACACGATTGCGATATTGAATCACAAGGAGGGTTCCATGTAGATACTTGTAACACTCTTGAAGACGCTGTAGGAATCGCAAACGAGTACATGAAAGAAGAATTAGTAGAATACGGATTAAAAATACTTTAACAACTATGAAACCATCAGAACGAATACGACAACTTAAACGTGACATAGAAGGACACATGGAAGGTTGGATGCACGAAGAAGGCGAACTAGATGTAAAGATTCAAGCAGTAGTTAGATTTTTAGACGAAGAACACGAAAAGAAACAGTTTAAGAATCAGAATGTAATAGATAATCTTTAACAACTAAATCACCAGGATTGAACAGGGGGTATGTAGGCGGTAAGAGAGTCCGCACGAGCAAAAACGACTATAACACTAAGCACCTCGGTCGGTCTAAGCAAGGTGACTAGTATGGGTAACAACCCTAAGCAGACGGGAGACAACCCGACCCCATCAAATCCTTGCCATACCTCCTATTCAGTTCTGGTGTAATGTAAAATATATGAACAAAGTAATACAAGGAGATTGTTTATTAGAGCTTAAAAACTTAGAAGAAAATTCAGTAGACTCGATTGTAACTGACCCACCATACGAACTTGGTTTTATGGGTAAATCTTGGGACAGTACAGGAATTGCAAACAATGTAGAACTATGGAAAGAATGTTTACGAGTATTAAAGCCAGGAGGACACTTACTAGCATTTTCAGGAACAAGAACATATCACCGAATGGCTAGTGCTATTGAAGACGCAGGATTTGAAGTGAGAGATATGATTGAGTGGATTTACTCCACAGGTTTTCCCAAGAGTTTGAATATCGGTAAGGCAGTAGATAAGTTGCAGGGTAATGAAAGGGAGGTAGTGGGCAAAACACAATCAGCACAGTTCCAAGAAAAAGGTTACGAGTACAAAGGAAAAGCAAAAGGTTCTGGATTTGCAAATGAAAAGTATTGGGGGTTTGGCAACGATGTAACCAAAGGCACTTCCGAATGGGAAGGCTGGGGAACGGCTCTTAAACCAGCACACGAACCTATCTGCATGGCTCGTAAACCTTTAGTAGAAAAGACAGTAGCAGAAAATGTATTGAAGTATGGAACAGGTGGAATAAATATAGATGAAAGTAGAGTGGAGGCACAAGGGGAAGTAATGAGTAGACCTTTTAATGATATAAATGAAAATGGGATTTGGAACTCCGATAATTCTGGTTATAAAAAAAGAGGTAATCCTAATTGTGTTTCTGACCAACTCGGTCGCTTTCCTGCCAACCTAATCCACGACAACAGTGAAGAAGTAAGAGAGTGTTTTCCTGAGAGTAGTGGAAGATATGGTGCTGTTAATACAGGGAATGTAAAGTTTTCACCAGCAGATTATGGAACTGGGCAGAAGGACAGTGGTGGTACAAAAGACTCAGGCAACGCCTCTCGTTTCTTCAAATCAATAATCTATCAAGCAAAGGCAAGTAAGAGTGAGAGGAATAAAGGTTGTGAGGAAATAGATGCACAAATAAGAGTTAGACAAGGACTTGCAGGAGAGAAGAAAGATACATTATCAAGTAATTTCCACCCAACAGTTAAACCTATCGCCCTTATGGAATACCTAATCAAGATGGTAACTCCTAAAGGTGGAATAGTATTAGACCCATTTGCAGGTTCAGGTTCTACACTTGTTGCAGCTAAACAAAATGGTTATCAATACATAGGAATAGAAATGACAGAAGAATACATACCAATTATTGAAGCAAGACTAACTTAACAACCTAACGCCACAACAGGCATAAAATCGTGGAGATATTATGAAAGAAACACAAACAGGAAGTAGTGAAATAGAAAAAGTACAATGGGATTTGCAAAAAGAGAATGCCGAGCTTGAGAAAGAACTATTGGAAGTAAAAGACGAAATTGAAGATTTAAGAGAACAAATTTTAGAATTACATACCGCACTAGAAGATACTCGAGAGACATTATTAGGTGTTGCTACTGACATAAAAAGATACTTATGATTCCACAACACAATAGGGATGATACTATAGTAAAATTCGCATGTCGTTTTTGTTGTGAAAATTCATATAAACGAGCAGATGAAGGGGTATCACTTTGTTACCGATGCTATAAGAATTGTAAACATGAACGATACATCACATCAGAAGGTTCGGACATTAAATATATAAAAAGTGGCGATACCCCATTTGTACCAAGGTGTGAAGATTGTGGAGAAGATATTACTAGTTTAAGATTATTACGAATATGAGAATACATTTAACAACAGAAGAACTCAGAACTATTATTTATAACCATTTTGGTAATGATGGTGAACTATATGTGACAATAGATTATGTTGAACCAGACCATATATGGAAAAATAGAATTGATTATTATTCAAAAGAATTAGAAGAAGCACGTAACGGTAGGGTTGAGAAGTGTCACGATTTCGAAGTAGAAGAAAAAAATCCAAAACAAAAATATTTTTTAGCATTATAACTAACCCCACCCCACACAGGGAATAAATAGAAATTAAGTACATGATAGATAAAATATTTGGAACACTATATTTAGCAATTGGTATATTTCTAGTATTATGGACAACGCCAACAAAAAGTTTTATACTTTGGGTTATACCGCCAATTTGTTTAATATCACTCGGCATGTATAAGATTTTTATGCAATCTATTAAATAAACATATGACAACAACAATGAGGGATAGGTTTAACGATATGTTTTGGAAAGGTAAAGATGAAACCGCTTTTTGGAAATATGAAAAGTCACACAAGAGACACCTAGACTTCATCGAACAAGAACTGAAGAAAGAGCGAGAGGAGATTGTAGAGATAGCTGAAACACATAGGGTACATGGTGACAACTCAAGGAATTGGGAATATGTAAATGCTTGCGAAGACATTATCAACACCATTAAAAACAGAGTATGAATAAATGTATAGATTGTGAACATGGACCATGTTATACCCACATGACAACCAATAATTGGGAAGAAGAAGTAAAAAGCGTTGCTCGATATTTAGGTTGCAACGAGCTAGAACTAGCTAGTGAGATGAACCAAATACTAATTAAAGAACTCACCAAAAAAGACCAAGAGCATAAAGCAGAATTGGAGATTGCAACAAGCCGATACATATTCACCCACATGATTTTTATGATAACAGCCTTGATTGCAATTGCGACAGTCACATTAACAAATTAAGTACAGAATAACATTATGGAAATAATCAGAATATCTCCTGAATTTCTACTTTATGCAAAAGGTGATGAAAAGAATAGGATATTGAATAGAATACTCTACGAAATCAATCAACACGATAGTAATTTCAACGAAAGGTGGACACAGGGGATTATAGATATTGGGTGGAATTATATGATTATGGATTCACTACCAATAATCTATAATCAGTTACCATATACAAAGAGAACTTATTTAATAACGTAACCACACAACACTAGTAATATGAATAAATTACAAAGAATGCTCAAGATACCAGCATTTATTTTCATAGTAATTCCGTTATGCATATCCCTATCAATGTTTGTGTACATATTGAATTGCTGGGTACAATGGGATGGGGCATTTAAAAAATAATCCAACCAAAAGAGCTTGTGTATCTAAATCTGGTGTCGTTGATTCGTCAATTTGAGCAAAGGTAAGACAATTCCTCATACGCGCGGAGAGCTTACATCCCGCGTCTAATTGGTGGGTCTTAGCCCCGACATCAGAATCAGGTACATACAGCTCACATTAACAATAGACTTTAATAATCAAAAGTTATATAATAAAACCATGAACAAAGAACAGGCAATCAAAATCCTTATCCAGGCAGCGGAAGTAGCACAAACCAAGGGTGCATTCAATCTCAACGACGCTTCTGTTATTGCAAATGCAGTAAATGTACTTAATTCACCGACACCTGCTGGGCATCCTAATCAAGAAGTTCCAGTTGTACTACCAAAACCGATCAAACCAACTGTAAAAGGCAATAAATAATTGCACTATTCTTAATTTAGTTATATAATGTATACATGATAATCTCTCTTAACAGAAGACTCTTTAAGGAAGACCCAGTATATAGATTCTCACGCTCTTTCAAATGCACTCCTGATACATGGAGAAACGTATGGAGGAAGCACAAGATACTAGACTACTCTGAAGACGAAGCCTACGAGTACTTAGTATTCATTCTAAGGATAAACATAAGAAAGGAACGCTTTAAGCGCTGGGTAAAGAGAACTGAAGCTTACAACAAAGCACAGGTAGCAATAAAGAAAGGAGCAACTCAAGTAAAGAAGGAATACTTCGGAAACCTACAAGAATTTGTAATAAGAGAAATAGAGAAGAACGATTAACTTGCATAACAGCAGGTTTTTGTGTTATTATATAAATTATATATGGCACAAGGTAAAGCATACACAGAAGAGCAAAGAGCTTCCATTATTGAAAGTCTTAAACCTTATTTAGAATTAGGCTTTTCAAGAAACAAAGCTTGTAATTTAATAGGACTAGACGCTACAACACTTTCCAAGTGGGTTCAAGCAGATGAAGCACTTTCTATGAAACTAGAAGGTTGGGAAAACTCTATAAATAAACTAGCCTTAATGAACATAAGAGACGCTATTGCAAAGGAAGGAGAGACAGAAGATACAAGGAAAGAAACGACTAAGTGGTGGATTGAAAGAAAGATGAAGCAAGAATTTTCCACTCGAACGGAACAAACAGGTGCAGACGGTAAAGAACTGCCAACACCGATTCTAACAATATCTTATGCCAAAGACCAAAGAACAAATCAAGAAGTACAACAAGGAGTATTTTCAGAGACCAGAAGTGATAGCGAGAGCCAAGATACGGAACTCACAGAGGAAGAATAAGCGAAAGGAATACAAGAAGACAGAAAAAGGAAGAATTGCAGAGAATCGTTATAGGAATAAGGCGTATCAAAATAATAAGCATAAGAGATTGTTCTTACGTTATGGAATAACACAGGAACAATACGATTCAATGTTGATTCTACAAGGAGGAGTATGTGCAATATGTAAACAAAAGCCGAAAAGCTCATTTCACTTAGACCATTGTCATTCTACTGGTAAGGTTAGAGGAATATTGTGCAGTAACTGTAATATGGCTTTGGGGTTATTGAAAGATAATACAACCTTCTTACAGAAAGCTATAGAATATCTATCTAAATAATATGTACCAATTAACTACTGCAACTGAAAAAATAATGGCTATGGTTAAGAGAATCAAGATTGTTCAGGGTGGAACTTCTGCATCTAAAACAATATCTATTCTTCTTATTCTGATAAACATGGCGCAGACTAAGAGACCAAAGAACGAGCTTACCTCTATTGTTGCAGAGTCAATTCCTCACTTGAAACGAGGTGCTATGCGTGATTTCAAAAACATAATGAAGGCTCATAACTATTGGAAGGATGCAAACTGGAACGCAACTGATAGCACATACACCTTTGAAACAGGAAACCAGATAGAGTTCTTTTCTAGTGATAATGGAGACAAGTTGAGAGGTGCAAGACGTGACTGGTTGTTTATCAACGAGGCAAACAATGTTCCCCTAGACGCTTTTGAACAGTTAGAGGTTCGTACTAAATACGGAGTATGGATAGATTACAATCCGACAAATGAGTTTTGGGTATTTACTGACGTTATTCCACACCGTGATGACTGGGAGAAACTAATCATTACTTACAAAGATAACGAAGCTTTACCTCAAGAGATTATCAATTCTATTGAACAGCGTAGAAACCGTAAAGGTTGGTGGAAAGTATACGGAGAAGGACAGCTTGGAGAAGTGGAAGGAAAGATTTACAGGGATTGGCAGATTATAGATGAAATACCTTTCGGTGCTAGGCTGGAACGCAAGGGGCTGGACTTCGGTTACAGTAACGACCCAACATCTATCGTAGACATATACTATTTCAACGGAGGTTACATCTTAGACGAGCTATGCTACCAGAAAGGACTTAGCAACAAGCAGATTGCAGATATACTATTAGCCAGTAAGCAATGCTTGACTATTGCAGACAGTGCAGAGCCTAAGAGTATTGACGAGCTTAAATCCTACGGAGTTCAGGTATTGCCCGCCAAGAAAGGAGCAGATTCAGTAAGGCAAGGTATTCAGTTCGTGCAGGATAAGTCCATTATTGTCACTGCAAGGTCGCTCAACGTGATTAAGGAGTACAGAAACTACCTTTGGGTAACAGACAAGGACGGAAGAATACTAAACGAGCCAGAGCATACTTTCAGTCACTCCATGGACGCAATACGCTATGGTATGGATTCATTGCGAGGTGATTCTGACGGTGATGCCTTCATGAAGATGCGGGTTATGCAGAATAGACAGGAAAACAGCAGAAGTTTCAAGTAGTGTCAAACACAAAAATATCTTTACCTTACTAGCATTATCTATTTTTAGAATAGTGCTTTTATTTACGCAAGATATATGTACAAATGTCATAATGTATGTATATGGCAGTAAAAAAAGCAGTTAAAAAGGTTGCAGCTAACATCATCGATACGTTAGAACCAAATCCGACACACAACGAGTATGGTGTTTGTATCGATTGCCAGAACGGAAACCCTGATTGTCTACACAATAACCTGGTAGAAACAAACGGAGGAACATTCTGCAACCTTTGCGGGTACAAGGTATGAGTTTCGGAATAGTGCTAGACAAGGGGGATAGCGAATGCAAGCATCAAAGCCTTGGGACATTCTGCGGGTATGAGTACTGCAACAACTGCGATTATAAGTTCGTAGGTCATTGCACGGAATGCGAGAGACGAAAGCAGGCATTGCTTAAATTCTTCGGATTTGACCAGTCGAAGCTAGACGAACTAAACGAAAAACTACATGGAAAACAATAATATATTTTCAACAATACGAGGAGAGATTGACGACTTTATCTATAACCCGATAGAGGTTGTTCCTGGTTACATCTTTAACCAATACGACACTATCAGAAGGGCACACCTTTATGTAAACTCCCGTTACATGGATGGAGGCAAGTATCAAGGACAAGACAAGATATTCTTTAACATCGTGAAGTATCGACGAGACATCGCATCCAAGTTCCTGAACATCGACACAAAGGATATTCGACTGCTCGAAATGAACCCAAAGTCCAAATGGTCAACCTTCCTTTTGGAAAAGGAACTCAAGCTATGGCTCAAGAAGAACCGATTCGGCAAGGTACTCAACAATGCCTGCGATGAGGCTACAACATACGGTTCAGTAGTATTCAAGAAGAACAAGAAAGGGGTTTCTATTGTAGACCTGCGAAGGCTGTTCCTTGACCCTACAGTGGATACTATCGAAAACTCTCGGTTCGTCACAATAAAACACCTGCTCACATCTTCAGAGCTACGAGCCAAAGCCAAAGACGGTTGGGATGAAGACCTTATCGACCAGATAATTAAGTCAAAGGAACAGGAGAAGTCCAATGCTGGAACGTCATACGAGAAGAACTCAATGACAAACATCATTCGATCATCACCTTATTTTGAGATTTACGAACGATTTGGTGAAGTACCAGAAAGCTACCTAACTGGAAACATTAAAGACGAAAAGCTGGTACGAGCATTGTTCATCTGTTACGACCCTTACTCTGTCTGGACAGACGACAACGGTAACTACCGAGGAGAGAATGGAAAAGTACTCTTCAAGTCCAAATGGTACGGAGCTTATCCTTTCAAGGATTACCACTACTCAAAGACACGAGGACGATGGCTGGGAATTGGAGTCGTAGAGGATCTGTTCGAGGCACAGGAACGAAGAAACGAACTGGTAAACCAAAAGCGTGTATCAATGGAAATATCTACCATTCATGTCTTTCAGACACCTGGGAAGAACGTCGTAAACAACATTCTTTCGGACCTAAAGAGCGGAGACCTGATTCAGGCAGGACCAGACGGACTTATCACACCTCTGGCTAACGAGGAACGAAACCTTTCAGCATTCGCCAGTGAAGAACAGGATTACGACAACCTTGCAGACCGATTGTCATTTGCCACACAGCAGGCAGGAGGAGAAGCATTGCCTGCAAGTACGCCTGCTACGAACGCAGTAATTGCACAGAACAATACGACTTCATTCTTCGGGTTCAAGAGAGAAAACCTCGCCCTTACGCTTACGGACCTGTTCAACGAGTTCATCCTGCCACAGTGCTTGCGAGACCTTTCGGATCAGCACGTCCTACGATTCGCTGGAACTACCGAAGAGCTTATCAAGCTTGATAACGCCTACACGGATATCCTTGCACGGGAGTTCGTATTCAAGAACGTATTGGAAGGAGGACGTGTTCCATCGCAAGACGAAGTAGACATGTACAAACAAAATGTAATCATGACCATGAAGAAGGAAGGTGGTACTCGATTCGTTGACGTGTCAGAGAAGTTCTACGACGACACGGAGTTTGAATTCGACATCGTAATCGATAACGAACAGGAAAACGTCGCAACGATTGCAAACAACATGTTCCAGGTATTGACAGCAGTAGGTCAAAACCCTGGGCTATTGGAAAACCCAGTTACTAAGACACTTCTCTATGAGTACGCTCAAAAGATTGGTGTTAACCCTATCAAGCTAGAAGTAGCAGAGACGCAGCAAGTGGTACAGCCGCAGCAGTCACGTTTGCCACAGCAACTTGAGGAAGGCGGTCAATCGCAAGTAGGTCAGGGAGCCACTAGGTCAGTAGGAATTGGAGGAAACTAACTTTATGGAAAAACAAGAACTAAATGCAAAACTTAACAAGTTCTTTCAGGACCCAGACTGGATTCTTGTAGAGGAAATGATTAATGATTACATTGACCCGTTAAGAGATGTTTCAACTATAAACACTGACCGTCCTGCTGATGCTGTAATGGCAGAGGTAGCAGGAAGGAAGCTAACTGTCGAGAAGTTGACAACGTTCCTACGAGATGCACGAATCATAGGACAAATTACTAGAAATAAAGGAGGCGTAAGCTTCAAATAATATGGGACCATTAAGAGGACGACCAGCATGGAACGAAGTATCTGCACCTGTCAACACAGCTTCAGAATTTTCATCACCATCAGGAATGGGAAACACTAAGGGTAGTACGGGACTTCTTTCAAAGACTATGGACTCAAAAGTTCAGGTTACGGCAGGAATGCCATCTAAGCCATCTACTCAGGCTATCGGACGAGGAAACGTTAAGAAGATTCCATCTAAGTCACCAGTAAACGATGTTTCATCGGTTGCAGGCGGTAAGGGCTATCTAATTAACTAACTATGGCTTTCAAGTCAAAAGCACAAGCATTAAAGCTTGCAACGATGACCGCTAAAGGTGAGTTTCCGAAGGATAAGTTTGAGGAATGGGCTAAGGCAACAAAGTCTTGGACTAAATTACCAGAACGTAAAAAGAAATAACATGAAATCTAAACAATCATCACAAAAGATTGCAAAACCTAAAAAGGTTGCAAACAAAGACATGAAGTCTAAGAAGTGTTAATCGATCGGTTATAGTTCCGCCCAAAAACTATTAATAATTAGTACAGGCCTATTCAAAACTGTTATCTTACATTTTATATGGAAAATGAAACAACACAAGAATTCGAACTTGATTCAATCGAAACGGAAGTCGAAGCTGAAGAACAGCAAGACGACCAACCTGATTACAAGGCACTTTATGAAGAAGCACGCCGAGAACGAAACAAATACAAGAACAAGCTTCTCGGAATTACTAAATCAGAAAAACCTAAATCAGATATTACAAACAACCCGTCAGATAATAGTTGGAAGGCTCGTATGGAGCTAAAAGTTGAAGGATATGATGATGAAGCGATTGATTTCATTCTAAAGAATGGGGGTCGCAAAGCCCTTGAAAACAAGTATGTAGTTTCAGCCATTGAGGTTATTAAGACCAAACAAGAAGCAGAAAAGGCAACACTTGACGAACAGGGACAAAAGTCAGGTACCGAAAAACGATTTACGCCGCAAGAGTTTGCAAAACTATCTTCTGATGAACAATTAAAAGTATTGTCAGGACTATAAAAACCCTGACATATTAATATATGTCTTCATCTACTACTACACTAAGTAACCTGATGCCAACACTGTACGACACACGTTTCCTCGAACGAGCGAAATTCATGCTTCGTTACGATGTCGGTGCAGACCGAAAGAACATGCCATTGAACAGTGGAAAAACGGTTTATTTCAACCGATTCTCTCCTTTGGCAGTTCAGACTACGCCATTATCAGAATGTACAACACCTTCAGCGTTGGACATGACCACAACTATCGTTTCAGCAACTATTGCCGAATACGGTGGATACGTTAAAGCATGTTCTCTATTTGAGCTTACATCTATCGATGAAAACCTTTTGGAACACATTGACGTTATTGGGCAAAACGCAGGTGAAACAATCGACACATTGATTCGAGACACTCTCGCAGCATGTGGAACCGTACAGCTTGCCAATGGTAAGGCTTCAATCACGGCAGTTGCAACTTCAGATACCGTAACAGGTGCTGAAATCCGAAAGTCAGTCAAGACTCTTTCAGTTAACAAGGCATACCGATTCGCAGATGGATTTTGGAAGTCAATTATCCCGTCTCAGTCGGTTTACGACTTGCGAGGAAACTCAGAATGGCTTGACGCATACCGATACACGGATGCTACAGCCATTCGTAACGGAGAAGTCGGAACACTGCACGGAGTACGTTTCTATGAAACCAACAACCCTTACGTTCAGTCTGGGTCAGGAGCTTCATCAGCAGACATCTACTCAACATTCGTGTTCGGAGCTCACGCTTACGCTATCATCAATCTTGATGGACAGCCTGGTAACCGAGTAATCGTCAAGCAGTCTGGATCACAGGATACGTCTAACCCTCTTGATATGTACGGAACAGTAGGATGGAAATCATTCTTCGCATCTGTATGTCTCAACAGTTCTTGGATTGTTCAGATTCAAGCTGGTACACAGAGTTAATAACTTCGCCTGAAGTTAAGGCTTGATTATTGGGTGGGCAGGCAAACCAACCCACCCAATAAGTTTGCAATTAAGCCTTAGTAGTAGATAGACAACTAAAAAAACCATGACTATTCACGAATTTGAAGCAAGACTACAATCAATTGACCCGCTATTTACGATAGTACAACACCCGAACAACCCAGAACTTGCAGGCGTTTACTATGATAGAAACGTTGAAAACAAGACTGGATTCGTAGTAACAGTTCCAGCATTAGAAATCTTTGAAGACTTTAATTCTAATTTCCAGGATTCAACGGGACATGCTCACAACTGGGCATCCAAGGTAGAATTCATATGCAAGGAACATTTGCGTAAAATGGAAGAGGAAGAAGGATACAAGGAACTATTCTATGAAGTTCTCTAACAAAACAAAGGTACTGTTTCAGAACAGAAACCCAGACCAGTGGATTGGTGGTGACATGATTCAGCTAGAAAAAACGATGAGTGCTTTACAAGGTAAAGTAGATGCAACATTTAGCGGAATGCCAGTATTTGTTCCAGCTTTGCTTTACACCGATTTTGACATAATCCACTTATGGAACTTCTCAATGGAATGGACCAAATACCAATTATGGGTAGCTAAGAAACATGGCAAGAAGGTTGTTTGCTCGATGATTTACCACGATACTGAAGCTTTCATATCATATGAACTGCAACAGATCATGGCAGACAACATTGACGCGTTTGTATTCCTTACACCAGGAGAAGTGAAACGAGCTAGAAAGCACCTAGTAATACCAGAAGAAAAGATATTCATTATCCCCAATGGTATTGATGAGTACTGGCTAACAACACCAAAACAAAAATGGCACACAACAGAATATGCACTCACGGTTGGGCGTATTGACGGAACTAAGGGACAACTAGAGACGGCTATTGCATGTCAGAAGCTTGGTATTAAATACCTTTGTGTCGGTGAACGAATGGACGACAAGTATGCTTTGGAATGTGAGAAGTACGGAGCTATCCTAGTTCCTCCTATGACACACAAAGAGCTTATAAAGGTTTACGACAACGCTAAGGTATTTGTATTGGCATCTAGCACAGAGATTTTCCCTCTTACGGTAATGGAAGCAGGAGCACGAGGTGTTAACTCCGTGGTTACAACAGCTTGCGAATGGAAAGATATTCCAAACGTGGAATGGTGCAACTATCAAGATGCAGATTCGATACAAGAGGCAATCGCTAAATCTATTGCCCAAAAACCAAACAAGAAATTTATTAACAAACTCAAGAAGATGACTTGGGAGAACGTAGGCAAGCAAGTCCTTGAGGTATACAAACAAATCTATGGCACAGAATCTAATAAGAAAAAAGATTAGTAAGTCATGGTCAGAGATGAAACAACGGTGTACTAATAAAAATCATAACCGATACCACAGATATGGCGGAAGAGGTATTAGTTTTTCAGATGATTGGAATAACATTGAAAATTTCATTAGGGATATGGGAGATACCTATATAATGAATTATTCACTTGATAGAATTGATAACGACGGAAACTATTGTAAAGATAACTGTAGGTGGTCTAATAGAAAAACCCAATGTAGAAACAGGTCTACTAATCGAATGATTACACACAAAGGAGAAACGAGAAGTTTAATTGAGTGGGCAGAAGTTCTAGGAATAAAAAGAACAACAATAACCCAAAGAATAGATTATTATAAATGGTCATTAGATAAAGCATTAAGCAATTAAAATATATGTGTGCACACGAAAGAAGTACATTAACAACTCATAAAGAAAACCCTAATCAGGAAAAATACGATTGGGAATACTACAAACAGTTGCTACCAATCATTTCAGGTGACGTATTAGATATTGGATCAGGTGCAGGAATGTTTGTTGAACAATACGCTAAGGAAGACGCAGTTAAGTCTGTTACATGCCTTGATAAGTATTTAGATGAATTGGTAAGCCACGACAAAGTGGAACGAGTAAACTGGGTATGCCCAGAACCGTTGCCTGAACTAGGAGTGTTTGACACCGTAGTGTCTACGGAGTTCATTGAACACATTGAACGAGGTCAACTGGAACCATTGCTTGAACAAATCAAGAAAGCCATGCACGCAGATTCGGTATTTATCGGCTCAACACCTAACAAGATTGCACCAACACAGAATCCTTACCACTTGTACGAATACACGCTGTCAGAACTGCTATCAATCTTTAAGAACTACTTTACGGAAGTTGAAGCATGGGATAACGGACAAAATTGCACGTTATGGAAAGCAAAACTGTAAGCCTAGTTATAGGAACGTATAATCCACGCCTCGAATGGCTTGAAAATGCCCTTAAATCAAGCGAAGGACTGTTTAACGATGTAATCGTAGTTGACGACAATAGCGTTGAACCTGTGCCAAATTCTAGCGTTAGACATGAGGTAAACAAGGGCTTCTTTGAGGCAAGAAACACTGGGTGCAAACTGGCAAAATCAGAATGGATTGCCTCACTTGATGACGATGACGAGTTCATACCTAACAATGTTAGGCTGCTAAGAGAGTTTATAAACAATACAGACGCAGACATAGTTTACTTCCCCTGTGAACTGTTCGGGGAGAGTAGTGGTATATGGGGTAACAAGGCTGACCTAAATCAGATACTTGATGCAAATCAAATACCGTCAGGCTCATGGTTTAGAAAGTCTACTTGGGAAAAACTAAAGGGATTTCAATATCCTGTAGCAGAAGATTGGGACTTCTGGGCAAGAGCCAGGAAGCACAGGCTCAAGTTCGCATACTTTGAACTGCCAATCTACCGACACAGGATAAGGTCAGGCAGCCTGAGTTCAGAATGGACAGGTGATAAGTATTTATCAATAAGAAAAGAAATAAGACAAAGATATGAAAAAGAACCAACAGATGATTTATAGTAAAGATACGCATAAGTTCATTCCTAACGGTGTTGTATTTATTCGTAATGAGCATGGATGGCTTTACTTGGCTAATGAGAAGGCACAGTGGTTTGTAAACCACACTCAGGATTTTAAGGATATTACCGAAGAAGAGCTGGAACCGTCGCTTAGGAAACTTGTAAAGGCCGTAAAGACTAACCTACTGCAAAAATGAAACGCAAAATAGCATTTATATCTACTGACTGGAACGACAATGAGTATCGCAGGCTGACTAGCAATTATGGAGGAGTCTCCTATTATCGTCTCGTAAAGCCGATGGAATTACTTAAAGACGAGTACGATGTCAAGTTTTATGGGTCTAATATTCAAAAAGTTTCCAAGGGTCTGTCTAATGACGCTTTCTATGATTGGCTAACTCAGGAATACGACATGATTATTGTCAAACAGATAGACAATGCTACTTCTGCACAGGCTCTTATTCACTGGTCAAACAAGAACGGTTGCATATTGGTCCAGGACTTCGACGACAATATGCTTGCAGTAAGAGAAGATCAGCCAGCTCATAAGATGGGTTACAACATAGGAGGAAACAGGCGAGCATACGCAGGTGCCATGATGTCTCTTGCGGATGCACTGATAGTTTCTACTGTACCGATAAAGGATTACTTCGGTAATTTTATCAAGGAGATGTTCGGCGAGGACAAGGATATTTATGTCTTTCCTAACTACAACGACATAAGAGACTGGAAATACAAGCAGCCTAAAAAGGACAAGGACAAGGTTGTCATCGGTTGGGCAGGTTCAGTTACTCACGATGCAGACTTGGGATTGGTTATGCCAGTCCTAGGAAAGATACTCGATAAGCACGACAATGTTCACCTTGAACTTGTTGGTGGAATCATGCAGGGAGCATTGGCTTTCCTTACTAAGGACTGGACAGACAAGGCTAAGTCAAAGCTGAAAGTAAAAGGAGGTGTTCCAGCCTGGGACAAATACCCTAAGCTAATCATGGAACAATCTTGGGATATCGGTATTGCCCCGCTCATTGACGACGAGTTCAATCGTGGCAAGTCCCATATCAAGTGGACTGAGTACGCAATGGCAAAATTACCTACAATTGCTTCTAACGTCTATCCGTACTTTATGCCAATAGCTACGAACAAGGCTATAGTTCCAGGTGAAACAGGCATACTTGCAGATTCAGATACCGAATGGGAACAAGCACTTGAAAAACTTATTGCAAGCAAGGAAGAGAGAGAAAGACTGGGTAACAATGCTTACGAATACGTTTCAAGCAATTTGCAATGGAAAGACCATGCAGAAGCATATAAAAACATAGTGTCAAGCATATTTGATGCCTATTCCAAAAATAAAGTCCGATAGAAAATAGTGCTTGTAGCCATACAGGCATTTTTTCTTAGTGTTAAAATGTATGTATGGTATTTTCAGACACAGTAGGAGGACAAGGTATTGTTCAGGAAATTGATTTTCTGGTAAACACTGACAGCGTAAAGTTTCCAATTGCGGATAAGACCCGCATTATTAATCGTTGGTATGAAAAGGTAGTAGGACGCATTCTTGAAGCAGACGGACGATGGCAATTTGACGATACTAACTATTCAACACTCCCTATTGCAACAACAGATATTGTTTCAGGACAGCAGGACTACAGTTTTGCAGTACGTTTCCTGCGTATTACCCGCATCGAGATGAAAAATAATTCTGGGCGATGGATTGAACTTGATCCAATTGACCAAAATGACCCTCGAAGACGCTCGTTAACAGAATGGGCAAATGAAAACGGTGTTCCATGGTGCTATGACAAGCTTGCAGACTCAATATTTCTGTACCCAAGACCTAATTACGACTCCACAGCAGGACTAAAGGCATACTTCCAACGAACAGCAGACCTATTTACTACGGCAGACACGACAAAGGAGCCAGGATTTGCATCCTTGTTCCATAGAATACTCGCAGTCGGTCCAGCTCTTGAGTTTGCACAGGCAAACGGACTAAGTGAGTCAAAGATAAGGGTATACCGAGACGAAGTAGCACAACTTGAACAAGACATTAAGGAGTTTTATGCTAAACGGTCGAAAGATGAACAGGTAGGACTACGAACAGCTTGGAGCAAGAACAGGCGAATGTTCAGATAACTATATGGCAATATGGACAGACCAGGACGAGAATACTGGAGGTGGAGCAGTATCTACCTACTTATTACAAGAAGATGGATTTTATTTACTACTTGAGGATGGTGGTAAAATAATCTTACAAGAAGGTATTGACCCAACACCAATTTGGACAGACCAAACTAAAAACTAACTATGGATAAAAAAATATCACAACTTACAGCATTAACAACCGCAGACCAAGCGGACCTTTATGCTGTCGTAGATACGTCGGTAGGTGAAACCAAGAAGATTACGCAACAAGACCTAGAAGACACCATCGCAAACAGTGCAAACTTCATTAACGGTCTTACGCAGAATACGACTTATCAAAACTCGTTGCTGAACGCATTAAATAACTATCATGTGGATTCTGGTTCCGCCAATACGATTGTTATTACGCCATCTCCAGCAGTTACGTCATATACGGCAGGAAATCATTACTTTATAAAAGTTGCAGCAACAAACACAGGTGCTACTACAATAAACATAAACGGGCTTGGTGTTAAAAGTCTCAAGAAGTCAGTTACTACGGACCTCAATGCAGGAGATGTTCTTGCAAATCAAATTATCCTAGTTGATTATGACGGAACTAATTTCCAGCTTATAGGAGGAATCGGAGGAGGAGGAGGCGGTGGTGGAATTGGGACAAAACTATATATCGACACGACAACAGTAACTGTTGCTGGAACCGTAACAACCGAACAGGTATTGTTTACAGCACCTATTCCAGCGGGAACACTCGATACGAATAATGCAGTAAGATTCAAGGCTAACGTAGGTAATCTTACTCATGCTTCAGTTCCGCTTACGTTTAATCTTAAGTTGGGTGCTACTACGATTGCCACGTTCACAAACACTCCAGGAGGAGGAAACTCAATAACAGCTGGCAGCGGATTCATTGAAGGATATATCGTATCGAACGGTTCTACTTCTTCTCAAAAGGGAGTATTCCAATCGTTTGTAACAACAAACGACTTAGAAGGCGGAACTGGCGTAACAGTCAGCAAGGAATTAGGCTGTGCGAACGGTACGGCTACTGAAAACTCAAATACGGCATTGAACTTAGTTCTTACATCTCAATGGGCGAGTTCAAATGTAAGTAATACTATTACGAGTGATTTCGTAATAGTTGAAAAAATCGGGGCAGGTTCTTCTACTAATATATTCACTTCAAACGGTACTTGGACAAAGCCTTCAGGAGCAACAAAAGTTCTTGTTGAAATGTGGGGTGCAGGCGGAGGAGGTGGAAACGGAGCAGGAGGCGGGTCAGGTGCCAAAGGAGGAGGAGCAGGAGGGGGAGGTGCTTACAATCACAAATGGTACGAGCCTTCTGAACTCTCATCTACTGAGACAGTCGTAGTCGGTGCAGGAGGTGCAATCGCCACTGCTGGAGGAAAGTCCTCATTCTCTACTGCGAAAACACTAATTGAAGCCTATGGAGGGGCAGGTGGAAACAATGCCTGCGATGCAGGAGGTGGGGGTGGAACAGCATCTGCTGGAACGCTGTCCACTGGAGGTCTACCTGCTATTGCAGGAGTTTCACTGAATGGAAACGCCATAGGAAGTACTGGTGCAGGTTCAGTAACTGGTTCCGTAACGGGTAACTCGGAAAACGGAGGTGCGGCGGGCGGTTACGGTGGAAACACTACCGCAGGAGGATATGCAGGTTCCAAGGGAGGTTCATCACTCAATGGCGGAGCAGGAGGTGGCGGTGGCGGAGCTGACGGTGGAACTGACGGACTAGAAGGAGGAACTGTGGGTTCATACGTTGCAGGAGGAGGTGCTGCTGGAGGAGCCAACGGATCAACTGGTGGTACGGCGGGTACGGCGGGTACATCGTTCCAAGGAGGAGGAGGAGGAGGTTCTACTGGAAACTCTGGTAACGCTGGTGCAGGAGGAGCAGGAGGAGTCGCTTCTGGAGGTGGGGGTGGAGGAGGAAACCTGTCAGGCGGAAACGCTGGTGCAGGTGGCGTAGGAGGAAGAGGAGAGGTCAGGGTTACGACATTCTTCTAATGTCTTCGCTTAGACTACTTATTGAATTAATGAGTAGTCTGTAGTGCAGATATCGCACAACTATGGCAACAAAAGAACTGACAATAAAAGACTGGCAAGCTGGAATCGGACAAAGTCCGTATCTTGGTTTTGCCCAAATGACAAACGTTGATATTTTCACACAGCCAGGCAGTCTCAAAATATCCAACCTGCTTGAACTTGACAATATAAGTTCTATAAACATTACTGCAATGCCTATTGGCGTAGCTCAAAGTCCGCTTAACGGAGATATTTTTATTGTTTGCGAGGATGGTAAGCTATTCAAAAGAGATGGTGCCAGTACATGGACTGAAATTGTAGGATACGGAGCAGGAGGACGTGGAGGACAGGGCATAGCCTGGTGGAAGGGTTATATTATTTATGCACGAGGTTCGGCTCTTGATGCTTACAACGTAATTACTGGGGTATGGACGGTAAACTGGAGAACAGGATTGAACTCTGGAGTGCACCCAATGATTATTTTGCAAGACGACCGACTATATGTTGGCAACCTTAACTTTATTGATGTTTGTAATGAGGTATTTGGTCAGACATTCGACCCTGCAAACGGTGCAACATATTCCTACAGTTCAGAAGCATTACCTCTTAAGCAGGGATATACAGTAAACGTATTGGAAGAATTCAGTTCCTATTTAGCAATCGGAACAAAGCAATACAATAACAACGTTGCAGACATGTTCTTTTGGAACGGTTCAGATGAATTCATAACGGCTTCTCAGACAATTAAGTTCGCAGACAACGGAATACAGATGACAAAGAACGTGGGTAATATGCTTTATACTATTGCTGGAACTGGATTACCAAGAATATTCAGGTCATTAACGTCACAAGCAGTTGAATATATCCGCTTTAACAATATCGACAAGGGAAGTGCATCAGTAACGCTTTTCCCACAGGCTATTGACCAAAAAGACGGGGAGATTCTGTTCGGTATCGGACAAAACCTTTCAGTAGACGGAGTAACACCAGTAGGAGTATACTCGCTTCGAGGAAGTGCATATGTACTACGATACCTGCCATCTTCTGGTAAGGACGGTTCAAACGGAGTTTCATATATCGGATTCATCAAGGTAATTAATGCAGAACAAATGTTGGTATCTTGGTATGATGGTACTAATTACGGAATAGACATACTAAACATCGGCAAATTCTATTCAACAGGTGCAAATGTGGAAAGTCCGATATATACGGTAGGAACAGAATCAGATCCGAAAACATATGAGCGTGTAGAGGTAAGATTAGGAAAGCCGTTAAAGACAGGAGACGTCATAACGATTAAGGGCAGAAAGAATCTCACGGATAATTATGTAACACTTGCCACGTTCGGACCGTCTTATGTAGGACGTGATGCCGTAGAAGAACGTGTACTTAACTTGTCAAAGACGGTAGAATTCCAATGCAAAATAGAACTTGCAATGAGTTCCAGTGCATCAGAAAGCATAGAAATTAAAGAAGTGATATTTTACTGATATGGAAAACAATCAACCATCATTTGGACCAGGTTCAATAGAAAAATTTCATAGGCACGATGGTGTTGACAATTACCGCATTAACGTAAAGGACTTAATTGGATTTATTTCAAAGTCAGCAGTACTCAATTTCGGTGCTATAAACCCAAATTCCTCAGATGATCTGACGATTACCGTAAAGGGTTCGGTCAATACAAATGTCGTTTCTCTAGGCATAGACAATGCAGTGTTCGGAGGAACAAACTGCGGAAATATCTCATTCTTCGCATGGGTATCGGCAACAGATACGGTAACTGTCAGATGCACAAATCATGATTTAGCTAATACTGCGAATCCAGCATCAGGGACATTCAAGGTAGTAATAAATCAATTCTAAAAATATGCAACCAAACTACAATCCAAATCAGAATAACTTCGGAACTTCCGTAAACCCAGTAACTGGACAGAATACTCCAGGGGTTACTTATAATGCACCAGATTCACAAAATCCTTACGGTTCTTATTCTCAAAATGCTCCTGTTAATCCAGTAATCAGTACGAACGTATTAAGTCAGAATGGTCAGGTTCCCTCATTGCCACAACAGCAACAGCCAACACAGCCACAGTCTTTCACTTCAAACATTCAAACACCTCAAGTTCCTGGAGTTCAAACACCATCTACTCAGACACAGAACCCTCAAGCCCAAACAATGCAGGTCCAGCCTTTGAATACCCAATTTGGTGATAACAAGGGAGTATATAACCGTATCCAGGGTCTGTACAATCAGTTAACTGGAAAGGGACAGCGACAGCAAGCTTTGGAACAGCAAGCAGGTCTTCCGCAGATCAGTAAAGAAGTCCAGGAACTTTCAAACGAGCTAACTACCAAGAAAGCCTCTTTTGACGCAGAAGCAAACCGAATCAGTGGAAACGCAATGACTCAGGAGGGTCTTATCGGACGTACTGCACGACTACGCCGAGAAGAAGCAGTAGAACTTGGCGGTCTTTCTGCACTTCTACAGGCTAAACAGGGAAACCTCGAGAGTGCCAAGAGTGAAATCGACCGAACTCTTAAGTTTGAATTCGAGCCAGTAGAAACACAAATCACAGCTCTTAAGGATTTCTACACAATGAATCAGAACGACCTTTCTGAAAGTCAGAAGATTAACCTGCAGGCTAGAATTGCACGAGACCAGAAAGCAACTGATTTCTTTTATGATATTAAAAAGTCTGCTTATACAGACGCTCTTGCAAGTGGAAACAAGGACTTGATAGGAGCAATCTCTAAAGCTAAGTCTAGTGACGAAGTGGGTCAAGCAGTATTAACTTATCAGGCAAAAGGAAGCGGTGTACCTAAGGACGTTTCTGAAAAGATCGGAAAGGATGCTACGGCAATTAAGACAAACGCAAATATCGGATTTGTTAAATCGCTTACCGACTATAGAAATATGTACAAGAAGTATGCAGATGCTGGAAATCTGATATCCCCAGAAGCTCAGACACAGTTAGGAACACTTCGTGGAAACCTGGAACAGGCATATTCGGTAGCTAACGGTCAGGGAGCAATTCAAGCAGGAGACCGAGATTCTTATTCAAAGATTATTGCTGGCGGTGTAACATTCCCACAATTAAGAATCAAGCAGATGAATACTCTTGCAGACTCGACGCTTGGAACAGTAAATAATAATATTTCCTTCCTAAACTCATCTTACGGAGGGTATGCGACACCGTTCTTCTCGAAACAGCTTACAGAAGCACAACAGGCTATTGCATCACAGAATCCAAACGCTTCACTGTCAGGTTCTAACCTGTTTAAGTCAGTATTAAGCAATTCAGGAACGTCATCAATCTTTAATCCACAAACAGGATTTACCTTACCAACACAACCACAACAATAACTATGGCAACTTTCAAAGAAGCACTTCAATACGCAGAACAAAATCCAACAAGTGATTTTGCAAAGGAACTGGAAACTGGAATCAAATCTGGTCAGTTTATTGATGTTGCAAAAAGTGAAGGTATTGACTTGACCCCATTTGTTGTTCAGCAGCCACAACAGGATAAGCAAGGAACAACTGGACTAGGCGGCGTAGCTGTAGGAGTAGCAAAAGGTGCGGGTTCTACCCTTACTGGTCTTGAAAAACTAGGTGGCAAGTTACTAAGTCCTGTTGAAAAAGGTGCTGACTATCTTGCAGAGAAGATAACAGGCAAACAATCATCTGGTTCGATTCTTAGAACACCAGAACAGATTGATGCTACAATGCAGAGCTTAAAACCTATTGGAACAGCAGAAAAGATTGGATTTGGTGCAGAACAAGTAGGAGAGTTCTTTATTCCAGCTTCAAAAACGGCTCAAATTGAAAAACTTTTTGCTTCAAAAGGTGTACAATCTCTTCCAGAAATCACAAACCTTATCTCTAAAATTCCAGGACTAGCTAAAAATGCACCATCTATCGCAGAAAATCTAGTTAAGATTGGTTCACGTTCAGCAGCAAATGTTGTTGGAGATACAGCAGTAGTTGCGGCACAAACTGGTGGAGATACTAAAGCAATGAAAGATACAGCTATTATATCAGCATTATTCCCAGTTGCAGGAAAGACTCTATCAGAAGTATCAAACTATGTTAAATCTCAAGGAGCAGAATTTGCACCTCGTTTAATCAACAGTTTGATTAAACCTGTATCTAAGGATATGAGTTATGGTAAGAATCCTGGTAGAGCAATTTCAGAAGAAGGAATTACAGCATCTACATTTGATGAATTAGCTACAAAGGTAGCAGAGAGAAAGAATACTGTTGGTCAAGAGATTGGCGGAATGGTTAAACAAGCAACAGAACAAGGAAAGGTTATTAATATGACAAGTACGGTTAGTCCATTAGATGAAGCAATTGCACAAGCAAATAAGTCACCTAAGACAAACGCATCACTAATAACACGATTAGAAAACGCTAAGTCAGATTTACTTGATGGAAAAGACTTAACTAAAATGACACCAGAAGAAGCGTTCCAGTTTAAACAAGATGTTGCAGCTATTACAAAGTTTACAGGTAACGCATCAGACGATGCACTAGTAAACGGAGCATTAAAGAAAACATATGGCAAAGTTAAGAATGGAATTAATACAGCAGTTGGAGACATAAAATCACCATCAGGAAACTCTATTGAGAAACTTAGCGAAAAATATGCAGACTTAACAACAGCAGAAATTGCTGCGAAAAATAGAGATATTATTGCACAACGAAGTAATGTGGTATCACTACCAGCAAACGTTCTATCTATTGGAACAGGTATAGCAACACTTATTGGAACTGGTGGAGCTGCATTACCAGCAGTATTAGCTGGATTAGGAGGTGCAGGACTTGAAAAAGCCCTATCATCACCTAAGGTTAAAACAACAGTTGCTAAATGGTTAGCTAAGTCTACACCAGCGGAAAAAGAAGCAGTCTTTAAGACATATCCAGCTTTGCGGGGTGCAGTAAATAAATTATTCGTACAGTAAATCCAAGATTGCTCTAAAGATTAATACTGAACATACTATAAGTAATATTTTCATACTTTAACTATCTAATACATTACAAACTAAGTCAAATAACTTATCCACACCTATGGAAATTACCAAAAAACAAGTCGAACTATTGAAGTCTCTATCAGAGATGCTCAAGAAAACAAAAAAGATACTAAAACGTGTCCAGGCAATCTACTAATATGGAACAAGACGATAAAAAAATTGAAAAATTCCTCAACTACGCAGAAGACCCGAAGCTTGCGATGTTTGATGAGATTATTGAAATCAGTGAAAACATTGATGGGCTTTCTGATGTCTTTGAAAATTTAGACTTGTCTCAGCTGGATTATATCCAAGGTGAAAAAGGTGATAAGGGCGAAAAAGGTGATACAGGTGAACGTGGAGAAAAGGGTGACATTGGAGAAAAAGGCATCGATGGTAAAGATGGGCAAGACGGAATCGACGGCATAGACGGGGTTGACGGCAAGGATGGTAAGGACGGTAAGGATGGTGTAAACGGTAAAGACGGAAGTCCTGACACTGCAACAGACATTAAGGTAAAGCTAGAGTCATTAAGTGGAGACGAAAGACTCGATGCTAAGGCTATTAAAAACCTTGACTCGTTCGTTAAGTTGGCAAGTGACGGTTACCCAAGAGGACTCCCGCAGCCAGCAGGTGCTCTAACTTATCAATTGAACAATACTCAAGTCGGGAGAGGAAACATACTGAACGTTGTTGGTAGCGGAATTACCACTACTACAAATGGCGATACGACCACTTACGACTTGTCTGGCTTAGGTGGCAGTTCTGTCTTTTCTGACATCACAGGAACACCCAACCGTTTCGCTCTTTTTGACGACCTGGGAAACGGAGCAACTGACGACCTTGCGACACGCGACTACCTTACAGGAGAAACCTATATCGGATACCGTACGAGTGGAGGAGACTTCTCAAACGCATTTCATTTAGGAAATATCTTAGGAGGAGCACTATCAGACGGTGCAGCATTCCAACGTCATGATGCAGTAAATGATAACTTTACATTTATCGGTACTGTCGATATGACTCCGTTTGGAGGAAGTACAAATGCACTTTTAGGAGGATATGCAGACCTTGTAAACGGAATAATTTCCATATTTCAAGCAGATGAAGTAGGAACTGATTTATCATATGGTAACGATGTATTAGGTGTGAGTGGTTCATTTGGAACAAATGATAGTAATTCATATATCCGACATACTGATGACACTACATATATAGCACAAATATATTTACAGTCAGATAAAATACAGTCACGGTATGAAGATATTATAAATAATATAACTTCAAGAGTAATTGTCGATGCAAATGGTGTAGAATTAAGTTACCAAGATGGTATAGGAAGTAATCACTTCTATGTTACTGATGACACAGCTATATTAAGTACACTTCAGGATGTACGAGATGACACAGGGACATTTACACCAGTAAACTTTGTTTATACAGATAGTAGTGGTAAATTTCTTTCAGCTCCTCTATCGGCAATTTCACCAAACTACAAACTATATGCGGAAAACTTTGGAGCAGGTACTCAAGCTACAGTAGTTGGAAATAACTCGGTTTCAATCGGGAACGGTGCAACAAACTCAGGAGATAATTCAATATCAATCAAGGGAAGTATCGGGGTTGGTGCAGACAACTCTATTGCAATCGGTGGAAATGTTACTACTGGGTCTTACAGTTCACTGGCAATATTCGGACAAGCAAGTGCAGTTTCATCAATCGCCATTGGCGGTACATCATCTGGTATCTCGTCTGCATCATTCGGTGGTCCAGGAGCTAATGCAAACGGAGACGGTTCATTGGCATTTGCAACAAACGGAGTAAGTTATGCACAAGGTAATCAGTCAGTGGTACTTGGTAACAGTATTGCAGCTTACTCATATAGTGAAGTCGTTACAGGAATAGGAAACACGGTATACACTCCAGCAAGTACAACCTCATGGAACGATGCGGACAGACTTTTCGTAATAGGTGCATCAAATGTAGACCCAGGTTCAGGAACAAACCATGACGCTTTCACAATTCTTAAAAATCGCAAGGTAGGAGTCGGATATGACAACTTTGAAAATACTGTATCAGCTGCTGCACTTCAGGTAAACGGATACGTTGCTCAGTCATATGGATTCATCAATGCAACCGATACGCTAACTGTTTCAACCATCAAGGCATTGAATAAGATAAACGACAGTACTGGAAACATCGACATTACGCTTCCTGACCCAGCACTTCTTTTCTCCAATAACCTTTCACCAGTATTTACATTTAAGTGTGCAAGCGGTTCGTCAAACACGGTAAGGCTTCTTCCAAACTCAACGGAAACTATTGACGGTGCATCATCATTTACATTCAGTAATGTACCAGGTAGACAATCAGTAGGAGTTTTCACAGACGGTTCAAACTGGTGGATTATAAATAACTAATTAACTTAAATCTATGGCACTATACATTCATAAGGAAGAAAGGAACAAGACCGTTGCGGAATACTTCGTCGTTGTAGAAGTATCTGCTGGAAAGTTCAAAAAGAAGGGATGCATCGATGTTTTCGGCTATGCTTCAAAAGCGGCTAGGGACTCGGAACCATACTTTCCAGTAATCAGAAAGCGATTCGAAGCGACATTCGACGACGTAACTGGAAACCTCTATGCACAAGCATACGAACTGCTGCCGACGCTCAAGCTTAACATGGGACTCGCTTCGGTAAACGAGGTACCTTATTTCGAGGGAGCGACACAGGCTTAGTTGCAATACTGTAGGGCATCCGAGCAATCGGGTTTCCTGTCAGTCTTAGGACTGTTAACAATATATGAATGACATATCTTTAAAAGATTACATGAACGAGAAGTTCGGCGAGGTACATGAGAAGCTTGACAAGCTAGATCAGGAGACCAACTCGAACAGTCGTTATATATGGATAGCAATAGGAGCACTTGGCATCATATCAACGGTTGCTGTTGTTTTTGCAAATTACTTCAGGCTTCTAAATGCCGAGCAGATACGTCAGGCAAACGGACCCATCAGCTCAAAGATAGAGACTATCGGAAACCAGGTTACGGTACAGGGTATTGACATACAGACCATAAAGGACACATTATCAAGTTATGACATAAAGATTAGATAATATGAAAAAGCAGATGATTTTTACACCAAAGAAAAAAAAGACAGTAATTGTGACAAAAAAGAAACCAGTCGAAAAGCCAAAGAGGGGAATATTAGTATAAATTTATGGAAAAAAAAATAACATCGATAGATTCAATTAAGTCTGAAATAAAATCTGTTCAAGAATACGTTGCCGTACTTTCTGAAACAGTTGCACTTGTACCAGACTTTATTGAACAAAGAGTTTCTAAAGAATTATCTAGCATAAAAGAAATCAAGGGAAAAGACGGAATCGACGGCATAGACGGAATTGACGGATTAAATGGAAAAGACGGTACTAATGGAAAAGATGGAAGTCCTGATAATCCTTTAGATATAAAGTCTAAATTAGAATCGCTAACTGGAGATAATAGACTAGATGCGTTTTCTATTAAAAATCTACCAAGTCTTGTTGAAAAGGTTTCAAAAGACGGTTATCCTTACGGACTTCCGCAGCCAGCAGGTGCAATCACATACCAGCTTAATGGATCTCAAGTCGGGAGAGGAAATGTATTGAATCTTATAGGAGATAACATTACCACTACTGCAAATGGAGACAGCGTGACATATGACTTGTCGACATCAGAAGGAATTGAATCTGTTTTAGTCGACAACCAGACAGTATTCGGAGACGGAGTAAACGTACCTCTTTTTGCACAATCTAATTCAAACAACAAGATTATTTCAGGAGGTGCGTCATGGTCGGGAACAGGGTATGTCTTCGATGTTTCGGCTCTTACATACTGGTTTGACGGTGTCCTGTTGGGTCCAACTACTCCTACTCAGATTACGCTCGATTCGGCTGACCCTACCAGCGACCGATTCGATGCAATCGTAGTAGACCAAGCAGGGATTATTTCAAATATCACTGGTACTGCATCAGCGAATCCAGTATTTCCAGCTATCCCAGATACGCAACTACTCGTTCAGTATGTGAACATAGGAGCTGGTTCGACATCACCGTCAATACTTCAGAATAATATTTACATTGATAACACTGAATGGGCAACATCAACATATACAACTGGTACTGGCTCAACTGGAACCGTGGATTTCAATTCTACAAATTCTCCAAAGGAGGGTTCTAAGTGCATTGACCTTTTGACAAACCAAAGACTTGGAGCAAAGTTTACACGAGCTACGGCAACAGACGTTCAACAGTTCGCATTTATTCAGGTATGGTATCGCAATAATACCGCTCTTGCCACAAACAAGACTCCTACGGTTCGATTTGACAATTCGGCTGGAAACCCAGTAGGAAACACGGTCAGTCTTGTTGCTTACGGAGTTGACAGGACGATTGTCGGTACGTGGCAATTGGCAGTCATACCAATATCAGCATTCGGTGCAATCACGCTCATAAAAGGACTGCGGGCAATCGTAACTGGCGGGACACTTGCTTCACAGGCTAACTGGTCATTGGACTTCATGCTCTTGTCTGGAGGAATCCTTCCGCCTGGAGCTATCGGACCCATCTACCTTTCACCTAGCAACACGCTGTATTCGACAGGTGCAGCTACGGGAGCTACATCGGTAACCGATTCAATCTTCTTCGGAAACCTGTCAGGATTCCAGGCTACTGACTCAAACAACTCAATCTTCCAAGGAGCAGGTGCAGGATATAAATCCGTAAACTCAGGTTCAACAGTATTCATCGGAAATGATTCTGGTAGAAATTCACCGAATACAGGATTTGGAACATTTCTAGGGGTTGAATCAGGAATGAATCTTAACGCTTCTGATAATGACAGGATGAGCGGCATCGGATACAGGGCGTTGAAGGGTTCTACTGGTTCATACAATATGGCATGGGGTCACGAGGCAGGTATCAACACGACTGGAGACCTGAACACAATGATTGGAGCGAGTTCCTCGGCTGGAGGTTTCTCAGGCTCAATCGTTCTGGGTAACGGTGCAACAGCAACAAAGAATACGCAATTCTTCCTTCCAGTTTCGATAACGAGTTTCAGCATGGCTGGTATGCAGTCATTTGCAAACGATGCAGCAGCAGGAACTGGAGGTCTGTCAACTGGAGAACTTTATTACAACACTACTGTCACGGCAGTAAGTATGAAACAATAATATGGAATTAACACTCAACACGAAAACAAAACTTCCCTTGAGGATGATTGGCGAACTCCTTATCAACGGAAAGAAGTTCTGCGATACCCTTGAAGACAGGGAACGTCTCGTATGGTCGCTATTGCCGTTCAAACAGCTCCTGGGGACCAAGATATTAGGCACGACAGCTATTCCAGCAGGTCGTTACGAGGTAGTCCTGACCTATTCAAACAGGTTCAAGCGAACACTGCCGCTGCTTCTGAAAGTCCCGCAGTTCGATGCGATTCGCATCCACGGAGGCAACACGGAATCAGACACGGAAGGTTGTATCCTCATCGGAAAACTGGACCCGAAGACACGGACTATCTATGGAGCTAAGACACTGGGCTTGCTAGACAAGCTCATGGCACAGCTCATCCCTGCGTCGAAAACAGGGAAAATATTTATCACAGTTAACCGTTAATCATCATGAAAAAGTTTCTAAATTGGATCGTATTCTCATCTGAGAATCCAAACAACATCGCACTTACAATTAAGGGTATTGCACTTCTGGCAGTTCCATCTGTCCTTACAATCACGTCGCAGTTCGGGCTTTCGGTTCATGAGGCAAACATCGTTGCAATCATTTCACAGACAACGACAACTCTTGCAGCAGGACTTACGGTTATCGGTATTATCCGAAAACTCATCAACACGTTCACTGGAAAGAAAGTCGTAGCATTTACAGTTCCAGCAGAAAAGTTATCAACACCTACTGCAAAGAAAAAAGTTGCAAAGAAAAAGAAATAATAAGATAATATATGTATGTCTCGAAGTAACACCTAGAGACATATTCAAAAATCTTCCTCTAGTGAAATAGAGATTAGGAACGCATTTCCTGTGACCTGCATGACAGGGGCAAACTCGAAAATGCGAAATCGCAAAGTTATCCACATGCACATTGTGGATTTTTTGTTTATAATATATTCATGAACGAATACGCTAGAAAATGTCCAAACTGCTTACTGATCAAGGAAGGAATAAACAATTTCTTCTGCATCAAGAACACTGGAATATGCGAGGACTGCATTGAAAAGAAAAAAGGCAAGACTAAACAGCTGAAAACAGTCGAGGAAAAAGAAAAAGAACTTCCTGACAGGTTTGAAGTTTATAGGAAAATGACCAGACCAGATGAAAAATATATAAGAAAACAAAAAGAAAAGCTTGTAAAGTGCAAAAAGAGGGTTAAATTGGTATAATTAAGTGGTAATTCCAGTCACGGGTTGGCAGAGCAAAACTGCTAATAACATGAAAACAACCAATACAAGGGTATCTTTCGCAATATATACGGTCGTCGTGACCCTGCTTATCGGATTTACCTCAATAGCGAAGGCGGATGCACCAGTTATCCCAATGGAAAAATGGTCTCCACAGTCTCTTGTTTCGCACTATGCGGAGGTTTATGCGTATGACGAAAAGACACTACAGGCTGTAATGCGATGCGAGAGCCAGGGCAACCAGTCTACGGTAGGAGACGGCGGAAGGTCATTCGGCATCTTTCAGATTCAGAAGGAAACATGGAAAAGGTTTACCAAGGAGATGGGAGAGACATTGGACATCAACTCCAAGAACGACCAAGCGAAGGTTGCTGCATGGGCTTTTGCAAACGGACACGGTACGGAATGGTCCACCTATGTGAGTATCAAGAAAGGAGGAACGTACTCGTTCTATTCACGACAACTCAAGGGACACTTTACAGTCAGGTGTTCAGTGTAACAAAAAAGCCACTCACTTGGGTGGCTTTTGATTTCTCAATATTTTGATTATCGCCCCTATGACGGAAACGACAAACATAAGGGCTAACACCGCTTCTTCTTCAGGGAACGAATGCTTCCGAGAAGAACGAATAATACTGCGAGAAATGCCAGGAAACTTTCCATGTGATTTAGTTTTGTTTCCTCAAGTATACTCCAGATCACTGCAATATCGCAAATAAGTTATACACACTTTGCATGGGTGTACCTTTTAAAGGTATAATGTAGGCAACACATTCTTTAACTTCATAAACTGCTAATTATGAAAACAAATTTTAAATCAGACATAGCTAGAAACTATGTAAAGCGGTTTACAAATAATGCTTCACTAACTCTTGCTCGTAAAATGTATATTGAAAATATTGAAACTTTCAAAGACATTGAAGATGCACGAGCTTCAATACGTTACGTTCGAGGATTACAAGGTGACAAATCAAGGAAAAACCAAAACAATAAAGAATTGTTTGTACCTAAGTTTTCGTTAGGTAATCCTTTCAAGTTACCAAAGTCTTATGCTCGTAAAGCAAAGGTATTTACCTTTCCTAAACAGTACGACAACGTGCTTGTAATTTCTGACCTCCATGTTCCTTATCATGACGTAGAAGCTATTTCAGTTGCGATAGATTACGGAAAGAAAAACAATATTAACGCTATTTTAATCAATGGCGACTTGATTGATTTTTTCCAAATTTCTCGTTTTATGAAAACAAAGCGTAAACGTTCTATATCAGAAGAACTTGAAGCATGTCGTGAAATACTTGACGTATTAAACATTGAGTTTCCAGGTGTACCAATAATTTACCTAAAAGGAAATCACTGCAATAGACTTGAACATTACCTTGCTGAAAAAGCACCTGAACTTTTAGATTGTGAAGAATTTAGACTTGAAGAATTACTCCAAGCTAAAAAACACAATATGATTGTTCTTGAAGACAACACATTAGTTAAAATAGGAAAGCTTAATATTACCCACGGTCATTTATTGATTCGTGGAATATTCGCCCCTGTTTCTGCTGCCCGTGGAGTTTTCTTAAAAGCTAAAGCTTCAACGCTTATCGGTCACGTTCATAAAGTATCACAGCACGGTGAGACAACAATCAATAACAAAACTGTTATCTGCTACTCTACAGGTTGCTTATGTGAACTTAACCCTGAATATAACCCTTTTGGGAATAATTATAATCATGGATTCGCAAGGGTTATAACAATGCCTAATGGTCATTACCGTGTAGAGAACAAACAGATACTCAATGGAGTTATTGTAAACTAACCAAAAACACCCACCTTGACCGCGAGTCATTGTGAGTGTTTTTTAATATATATATTCAGTATTTTTTCCTCGCTTCCGAGGTCAAGTAGTCGTAATTACTACATTGTACATTATATCATGTACAGGTATGACAAGTCAAGTGTTATATGGTACAATTTATTCATACTATGCTTAAACGTTCAGGTTTCAGAAAAAAGACACTAAATGAGGTAATCGCTCAACAAGCTAAGAAAAAACGCACCACGGGGATTGTAGTGCGTCACAGAGCGTCTAAAAAGGTCAAGGTTCACTGGAAACCTCCTGCTTGGTTCATGGCTATACCAACTGGAAGTCATGGAAGCAGTCCAGTACAGAAAAGACTGTGGAAACTTACATCCGATTTCGTTCGTATTTATGATTTTGAAATGTATGGAGTATGTGCTTCTTGTGGAAAAATAATAGGAGACTGGAAAGACGGAGATGCTGGTCATTACAAGGCATGGGCAGTATGCAACAACTATTTCAAGTTCAATAGAATCAATCTTGCATATCAGTGCTCAAACTGCAACAGATTGTCAGACGGTGTGGTAGGAACCAACTTTGGAGAAACCCTAAAGAAAAGAAGAGGTCAAAATATATTGCAAGAAATAGAATTAAGAAACAATGCTTTGCATGGAGGAAAATTCGATAATGTTGTATTAGTTCAAATGGCTCAAGATTTGCTTGTAACATTTAGTGAAACATTTATAAAACCTGATTACTATGAAAAAGTCATCGAAAAAATTGAAGACTAACAAGCATCTTTATAGTTGCAAGAAATGCGGTAAGAACGTACCTCAAATTTACAACGGAAAAGCTTGTCAAAAATGCTATTTTAGTGTAATATAGATATACCTGTGTTGCGTTAGCTTCCACAGGCACTTGAACTTCCCGTAAGGGTTGTTTTTGTTTTATTGGAAAAAGAGCAGACGTGCTTTTTTGTTTACAGAAAAGTTATCCACAGTTTACTTTACAAATAATTCTATTGGGTGTATACTTAATATGTTAGAGATTTTCTAACCAGAGAGTTTGCACCTACAATACCAAGAACCTTTACAGAGGTGCGGGATTGCAGGAAACTGCATTTCTACCTCTCTGTGAGGGCTTTTATTTTACAAATTAAGGACATGACATCTAAGTAGCACGTCATAAAACGCTTCTTCCAAAATAGTGTATCTAAAAGAATCCCAGGCAATATCCTACCCACTGATAACCTGGTCTCTGAATAGGTACATTATTAAACCATCAGGACATCTAAGCCAGAGGACTTAGGAACTAACTGATACCCAAACCTTAACACATAGCCTTTAACGTATTCCTTTCAGAGGATAGAGTGGGTTTATTATTAGAACTACATTGTATCTTATATAGTGTATAGATTATTAGAATTAGTTAATAAATAATATGAGTGGTTATATAAAAACTTATACTAGAAACTCATACAGTAGAGGTGCAATGAGAAAGAGAGATATGTTTCTTGAAGGATTCTCAGCTCCAAAGTGTATTATTTGCGGAAACTCGATAGAAAGAAATATAAGGCGTAATGGTTCTCCAGAAGCAATAGGAAAATGGATAAAAAGGAAAACTTGCGGTCTTTACTGGGACGAAAAAGAAAATGGGTATAAAAAAACACCTTGTCTTTGTGAATATATAAAAGGTAGTGGAAATCCAAACTATAAAGGGATATGTGACATATCTTGCATAGATTGCGGTAAGAAAAACCTAGCTTATGTAAAAGCCGATAAAGTAAAAACAAAAAGATGTTGGGATTGCAGAATCTTATACATGTCTTCAGAAGAATATATAAGTTTATATTTGCCAAATACGAAAGGTCATGTAACTTCAGAAGAAACTAAAAGGAAAATATCTCTAGCGGTTAGAAGAGACCGTAAATGTAGTTTGTGTAACAATAAGCATGTAGCAAAGGGTCTATGCTCAAAACATTATCAGTCACAAAATAAATTACATGAACAACCAGAACTTATTGTTTGAGGAATATGAACCTGTAAAACAAATACTACAGATAGGAAACTATTTTATAGATAAGTATCAGAAAAAAGAAGAAAAACAAAAAGAAGAAAAACCTTTCCATAATATGTTTGAACATGAACGAAAAGCAGAGATGGAAAGGTTGAGTAAAATAATAGACATATCAAGCATAAAGATAGTAAAGAAACGAGGTATAACAAATCAACGCCAAAGCATTATTCGAGAAATACAGGATATTATAGAATCAGAAAACGGAGGTAAGACAAACGCAAAGGTTCTAGCTATGAAACTAAGTCATGTACCAACAGAAGATTTATACTTTATGAAATCACAGGGTAAGGACTACAGAGCAAGAACAGGAAAGCCATTTAGTAAATATATTTATGGTTCGATTAAGCCAAAAAAGTTATCCACAGATTAGTATTTGCATTATACAAGATACAATGTATACTTGTTCTAGTGAGAAGCTAACAAACTCACCTTTAATTTATGTCTACACAAATCAAAGGATATGTACGAATGGAACAGCAAGAAGAATTTGAAGCATGGGAAAAGGAACAACTTGCCAAACAGGACGAATACCGAAAGCAAGCCGAAAAGGAAACTAACGATTATATAAAATCAGTTAGGGCAAAAAACAACGGACGTATTCCAATGAGAAGTTACGAACACCAAGAAATGTCTTTTATGAACACTAACGCATACAATAATTACTAACATGAATATTGAACTAAACCAGCAACAAGTAGAATTTCTACTTTATGAAGTGAATGCACTAAGAGGTAATTACAACTACTCACAATACGCAAAGA